GAGATAGAACAGGTCTAGTACAATGTGTAGCTGAAAATTCTATTGATGAAAAAATGGATTTAAAAACAGAATCTGTAGTTTCTATTGAGGGTGTAGTTAAAGATGGAAAAAATAAATTAAATAACTTTGAGATTGAAATTGAAAGTATTGAAGTTATTAATTCTACAATAGGGGAACTTCCTATAGAAGTTAATAATAAAGACCTAAACATTAATTTAGACACTATGTTAAATAATAGAGTATTAAGTTTGAGACATGAAAAGATAAGTTCAGTATTTGGTATTCAAAATATACTAGTTCAG